GCGATAGCTTCTCGCCATCCTGCTTGGTATTAAGAATTCCAGCAACCTTGACAAGACATTCCTTGAGCGGCTGGGGTCCGGGCGCTTTTCCGCCAGATGTCACCAATCTAGCCCCTTTGGGTCTGATGTCCGAGAAATCGAAACGTAACTTGGAGGTTCCTTTAAAATAAGAATACATCAGTGCCTTAACTGCATCAGCCCAACCCTCTATGCTATCCGCTATCAAAAAACGTCTGGTTCTTGTTGACTTGGGTCGATTAATAACAGGGAGCTTTTCAACATGGTGGCGCTGCACAGAATATCCGACTCCTGTCCCGCCTAACAACAAGAACATCGCTTCAGCAAAAGAACGAATATCGTCAACCGGCATATATGCACAATTGTAAATACGATTTGGGGCTACCTCAATTGGTTTACCACCAAACTGCATAGACCGCATCGATGGTAAAACTTTTTTATCATACACATACTCGTAAGCCGCATCGATCTCATCTTTCAAATGAGGGTGCTTCTTAATATGCATGGCTTTGTTTCTATCTACAATTTCTTCATAAGCCTCTCTCCGTTGTGCTTCTGGCAGATATCTAGCATATTTCATGTATACGGTGATGTCCGATAAGATCTTCGATGCGATTTCCATTCTTAATTTGCCCCTTTAACTTTAAATTTCTTGTATTTGTCTTTTAGTTTTTCGCCTTGCGACTTCATGTTCAACTCGACTTCTTCTCTGGATACCTGTTGTAATACTTTAATTTTCACATTGCTAGTATCCATTACCATCGGGTATATCAGCCCATCAGGACCATTTCTATTTTTGGCTATGAACATTCGCCCAGTGTTAGCAACCTTGTCGTCAGCAGTCCTCGAAACTGAAAAAATGAAATCGGCTACAAAGCACTTATTGAAGGCTTCTGAAATAGATTCCATTGTGATGACTTCGGCATTTAAGCCACTACGGTTTGTCTGTGATGCGGTCCATAATGGACACTCAGCCTCCTGTGCGATTCCTCTTAGCTCTTCGTAAATAGTTTCCAACTCATGTCTTTTCTCTCTTAAACCAGAAATTGGTCTTAATAAATCAGCGTAATCTACGATAATCATATCAGGTTCAATACCACGATTTTTTAATTTGTCTAAGTGAGATTTTATTGAATTAGTAGATGCTGATTTGGTGGGATACTCTTTTACAATCAAAGAGCCATCTAACTCTGTTACCTTTTCATAAATCATCTCTTTAAATGAGAAAACATCGCCCAGTGGAACCCCCGTGATACAACTGTCGTATCTTGTACCGATAATGGTATCTGAAAGTTCCAGAGTGTAGTGGACCACTGTTTTGCCATTTTTTATAGCTTGTGCCCCGAGGTGGACAAGAACCATTGATTTTCCTGCACCAGTTGGTGCAATCACGACGCCAAGCTCGCCCTTTCCTAGTCCACTTTTACAAATTGCATCAACTTCTTTCCAGCCAGTCGATATTGGATCTCTAGCCCTAAACTCGAATCTCTTTTCAAAGTCTTTTAAGTAGTCGTATCCATAATCATTTGATGCCCCCAGCTTTAGTGCATCGTTAATCTCTTTTGATATCTCATCAAAAGAAGCCTTTTGCAGAAGTTCTACCGACCTAAGCATAGCTTCTTTTAATTTTTGTTTTCTGCAAAAATCAAGGGCTGTGTCTTTTATATATTCTGCGCCGTCAACCTCAGCGTTATATATTCTTGAAAAATAATCACGAACCTGCTTTTGAACTGCTTCATTTTCTTCATCCAGCCCAGTCCTAAGAATTGTGACCATAATTTTGGTGGTCGGATGAACACTGTATTCTTTTCTGTAATCAAAGATCCTTTTCACAAACACTTGCAAATATTTAAGCTCTAAAAAATTAAGATCAAGAACCTCTGATATTTGATCTGAGAAAGGACGGTCTAACAGAATTAGCTGACACAAGCTCTCTTGAAATGTTTTGCCAAAACGACCAAAGTCAGCTTTTTCTGACATTGCTCCCCCCCCTAGAAGTATAACTTAACCTGTTCTTGATTTATAGTCAAACAGATTTATTGATTGATGCACGCTTACAGAAAGCAAACAAGTCGGTGCAATCCCATACACCAAACCCATCTTTTATCATCATAGCTTTTGTTCCTGTTTGATTAAACTCTGGAACGAAGTTATCAAGCGCGTAACGTAGTTTTGACTTTCCCTGTGGAGATATGGACGGCGAATATAGCTGCATGAGTCTATAGTTTTCCTCGACTAGAGCGCGATTTTCAATGATGTTATTATATATTCTTAATTTACTGTCTGTTTCTTCGCAACGCTTCATGATATCTTCAACCAGAAAAGCCTTGCCCTCTGATAAAAATTCAAACCTTTTTGCAACAGAGGCAAGACCGACCCCTCGGACTCCCTCAAGATTATCAGAACGATCTCCTACCATAGCTCTGGCAAGAGCAAAGTTGTTAGGGTGAATTTTGTAGTCTTCAAGAATTGTATTTCTGTTAACAATCTTTTTTTGAATTGGTCTGTAGATGACTGTCTCTTCGTCGCAAAGTTGAAAAAAATCTTTATCACTAGAAATGATTATCTTCTGCCAGCCCTTGTACTTATTATCCTGCACCACATATGATATCACATCGTCGGCTTCAACAGCCTCTAGCATGACTTGAATGATCGGCAAGTTATTCAAGTATTCAATCAGCCTTTCCTGTTGCCACATCTTATTTTGATGCTCTTCGGCTTCGGACAGCGTTCTTATGTCCCTGTTTAGTCTGATTGGGGAACGACCTTGTTTGTAGTTTTTATTCTTTGACTTTCGCCTACGAGAGCCACCTGCGCCGTCCCAGCAAATAACCACCTCATCAGGATTCATCTCTCGAATCATCTTCTGTAAAATTTTCAAAAACCCCTTCAAGCCACCAATGGGTTGACCATTGGTTGACAAGGAGGGGTCTACGATATACGCCCTGAAATACATATTTAAGGCATCGATTACAAGAAGACGTTTAGTTCTTTTAGCGGCTGTCATTTATCCTCCACTAAAAGAACTTAACACGTCTTTAGTGAGTTGTCAAAGGTTGATTCTCACCCCAAAGCGAACTCGATGGTGGTGATGGTGGCGGCGAACGGGTCGTGTTCGAAGCGTTACCGTATGATGGCGATGAGTAGCCACATTGTTACAAATTCGCTTGTTACGATAGTGCGCCGGAATGATAACCCACTTTCCTCGGTAGGGTCCACTTAGTTGCAAGACCTCCTTGGCGGGAACATACTGACGCACAGTGTGGCACTCTTTAATAACTTGTGTGTGTGCCTCGGCTGAAGGGCTGAACAAAAGAGCGAAACAAAAAATAGCTGAAATAATTTTAGTCATGATGACCTCCTTATAACAGTTAGACGGCTTGCTGCACTTCTTTATTCGGCTCTTCGTCCATATTATAGAAATCTTTTGCATCACCCTCACGGTTGTCAAACTTTTGAATGACCTCGCGATCCATGATTTCTAAAACTCGCTTCTTGAACTTTTCACTTTCTAAAGCCTTCATCCATCGAGAGGGCTGGAACTTATCTACAGTCCCATCATCATACTCCAAAGAATACCATGATCCAGAATTAGAAAGAGACTTTGAACCCTTAATAGCTTCAAACCACGACTCTTCATCTTGGACACCAATCTCATCTCCCCACAAGATCTTAAAATTACATTGACGACCCTGTGTACCGAAACGAGATTTCTCAAGCTTAACTTTAACCTCTGACCCGATTCGGAATCCCTTATCATCTGTAACAAAGCTTGCTTTCGCTTTTCTGCCTGTTAGCCAGACACGAAGAGAATAGGCATAAATCATAGCTTTTCCTCCCGGCGTCATATACGGCGTTGTGAGAGCTTCTGATGGGGATCTGGTAATGTTAGCTTTTAGCTGATTAAGAACCAAGAATGTAGATTGGCTATTTGCAATTGGGACTGTCAATTTAGACATACCCTTCGCCAAAATACGAGCCTTGACCGCCATAGAAGATTGAGGATTAAAATCTCCCTCAACATCAGATACAGAAGGCGTCAAAGCAAGGGAATCCCAAATAAAAAGCATGCGATTCTCATTAGAACTCAATAGCTCTTCGATGGTTTCCAGCACGAACTCAACAGACGTTGCCTGAACATAAAGCAGTGATTCTAGATCACACCCAGTACGCTCCAGAAAGGAAGGGTCAATTGCAGATTCAGAATCAAAGTAAACAACATCGATTCCCATTTTCTGAGCATTTGCCGCTACCTGAGCAGCCATATAGCTTTTACCAGTAGCCTCAAGACCTGCAATCTCTGTTACTTTACCGACTGGGATACCTGCAAGCTTACCTTTACAAATAATAGAGTCTAGCCAGCGAGAGCCGGTAGGAATCCATTCTTTGACCTCTGTTGGGTTTTCGCTTGTCAGATCATGTGCCACAGACATACCAGCCTTTCGGTTAATGATGTCGCGCATCTTGCTGATAGACAGCTTCCCTGCTTTGACTGCTTTTGCCATTTTTTACTCCTTGTAGTAGTTTGAAAAGCCCATGAAAGTTGGTGCCCAAAGCCCAACAAAGAGTGCTAGCCGCTCAATGTGAGCCGGGTCTGCACCACCAGTGTTCCAGATAACAATCGAGCCTGCAATCGACGCAATTGTCGCTAACAGAAAACCATTTGAGACTTTATTATTCTTCTGTAAATACTTCATAGTTTACTCCTTTAAAAAATATAGAGGCACCTGTTAACCCTGTGCCTCCCCGTGGGTGACGCTGCTATTCGCTTGCGTCATTATTGGCTTCGCTCACTTCGACTGCGGGAACAGTCTCATGCTTGTCATCGGAAACCTCATCTTCCTTTTTATCAGAAGTGGTCTCAACGACAACAATCTCAAGCGTGTCGCCCTGAATTACTGCAACTTCCTCGCTAGTATCGCTCGCAGAGAACGAAAAGTAGCCAACGAGTGCAATAGCTACAGCGGCAATCGTGCCAATTACTACATTGTTATTGATATTCATATTTATCTCCTCAGCTACCTGTGCCAGTGCCAGTTCCTGTGCCGGTGCCAGTGGTAGTTGTACCAGTGGTTCCAGTGCCAGTTGTGGTTCCAGTTGTGGTTCCAGTCGTAGTACCAGTGGTTGTGCCTGTGGCTGTCCCAGTGGTGCTGGTCATGGTGCCAGTCGTGGTAGTCATAGTAGCTGTAGTCGTGGTAGCCACCACAGCCGTATCTGCTGTTTCATCACCCTTTTCATCTCCACATCCGGTGACGAATGCGAGCGTCGTGAGTGCTGCCACTCCAAAGATCGCGCCAAAGACGTGATCGCGATTAATATAACTAAACATTTGTTTTTTCATCCTTTTTAATTAAAAGGGACATCTGTAACGCCATGCCCCAACCTGCGCGTCGGCTATGATTTCGGGCGCATCGCTCACCGCGAAGCAATACGCGCCCCCCCACTCTGATCTGCGGGGTCCACTATGCTATAACTTTCAATAGATTGTGCGCTACGCTACTAACCTGCTGTTAAGCTGTCGCGGGAGACTTATGCGCTCTGCTGAAGCAGATCGTCAAAAGCTTTCTGAACTTCATCAGACTTTTCCGTTGAATACTTTTCTGTCTCCTTACCGGAGGACCAAGTTTCTGTGGAAACAGACCCAAGCCACTCTTCAAGCATCTGACCAACTTCTTCAGGCGTCTTGCGCTCAAACAAGTTCTCAATCTGAGGGATATTATCAAGAAGCTCCCTACAACGCTCCGCGCCTCCTGTCATCTCGTCACAAAGTGGCGATGTACGACGGCGTGGTGTGATTGTTGTCTCTGGGAATTGCTTGCCAGACATCTTACCATAACGGATAATCAAATCTGTCCCTTCGTCAACATCTGTGATGTCACCATATTCAGGGTTCAACACAAGCTCAAGAAGTTGCTGGTAAGCCAGCTTTCCAAAGCCCCAAATTCGAATCCCCTTAGATTCTTCTCCTCGCACCAGAACTGGCGCAAAGAAACGCTGGCGAGCCATCAGGTTTTTAGCCATCTTAATGCTATCATCAGAGCCATCATTAAAGAGGCTGCGAATAAAATCATCAAGAGGGTCTGCCTCTCCAAAGTTCTTCTTTGGGCTCAAAAATCCACGATTTTGCCCAAGGTTGTAGTGGAACCAAAAATCCTTGAAAGGATCGCCATCGGCTGGCGTCACAATACGGATTGTTTGCTCTCCGTCTTGTGGCTTCCAAAACATATCAGCGTTTTTGCCTCTATTATTAAGTGCCGCAAGCTTTGCTTTCATTTTTTCTAAATTAATACCCATTTTTTTATCTCCTGTTTGGTTAAAGTCAGAGCAGCTAATCTCCTGCCCTGCTAAGTGTTAATGTATCACGAATTCTCATCTGTGTCAAGAGAATAATCAAACTTTTTTATTTCGCCCTTGACTGTGCTCCAGTTGAAGATGCGAAAGCCTGCATTGTCAATGTCCCAGACAAGCTCTGTGCCCTCTTGCAACTTACGCTTCTTGCCAGTTCCCTTGACATGTTTTTCAAACCATGACTCTGGCATGTCTGTGGTTCTTACAAAACGCATTGCGCGTTCTGATCCATCTTTTTTTGTGTACGTTGCTGAATAGCCCGTCATTCTTGCTCCTTTTGGATGTATGGTGTGTGGTGAAAACAAAAAACATAATTTTGATCGTATTCTGAAGAGTATATAGCATAAGACGATCTTGCGTTTTCACTTCCCAAGCTTTTAACCTGCTTTGTTATTTTTTTAAGCAGGTTTCCGCTTTTCTTTAAGTCTTCCCCCTTCAGAAGATAAAAGTAACATTTTTCTCTAACATTGTCAAGGGGAAAAAACAGTTTTTCTTCTCCACTGTCGAAATCTACCGTTCCAATGGTGCTTATTCTAGATGTTTCTTTGGTGTTTGTTACTTTTCCCATAACAGCCTCTGAGTTCCGAAGAACATTCAGCATATGAAACGTCCAAGTGATAACCTTATTAAGTCTCTCGTAGTAGCCAACAATTGGCACGTCACCTAAAATTGATTCCACCGTATCATTTTCAACTATGATCATTCTTTCAATTGCGGCAGATCTCGCATATTCTTGAAGCACCCCGAAGCACACATGATGCATTTTCACCTTTATATCCTCTAATATATCAAGGTTTGGTTTTATATAAATAACTGTGACGTTGCAATGCTTTAGCTTTTCTAAGATTCTCAAAGAAGCACCAGCTATTTTAGAGGCACCACAAAGAACAAAAACTACGTCTCCATCAACCTTATTGAAGAACCTCTTCATACTCGGCGTCTTACTTTCATAATCTTCAGGGTGGTCATATGTAGGGAAATTAAAGCAACCTTTTCCCTTCAAGCCATTATCTATCATGTATGTGGTATACTGAGGATACTGCCTAAGAGACTCTGCAATTGCACACCCTGATTTTCCCAAGCCAATAAC